TCTTTAAGTTCTGCAGCCGATTTTGGTGCAGCGCCAGACGAGCCGACTTGTGCTGGAGTTGGTAATTCTTGGCCAATTAAATGCCGGTACAAAAAATCAACTCCTTCAGAAGTGTCAGACAAAGCTTGCAAAATTTTTTGGTCTTCAAGTGGCAATTTATTAGTATAATTTTGAAGCCTTCCAATAATTACTTCAGAATTTGGCCCTAACTGCTCTTTAATTTGCTCTGGTGTTGGCGTCAATGCGGCCATGTTCTGCAAATGCGCCGCAACAAGTCTTGATGCTTGTTCTTGGCTCAGATTTAATTCTTTAAAAACTGGGATCATGCCCGCCATGTCCGCGTCAGCTTCGTCAAGCTTCACGTTTTCTAAACCTTTTATTGCTGAAAAATCAAAAGCGTATTTTTCTGGCGCTTTTGGAATTTGACTTTCTAAAGATTTAGCTAATGCGGCTTGTTCGCGCGCGTATTTAGACGTTTCTTTATAGCCTTTTTCAAGGTCGTCAACGGTCTTATACTTTCCGGCGTACACTTTTTCGGGCGCATTAATGGCCTCGTTAGCATTTGACGCAGCAAGATTTTCGTTGTTTGAAGGGGCAGAAGTTAAACTAGTTGTTTGACTTTCTGGTTGGCCTTGACCGGCTTGACTGTCTAGTTCCGTCATTATCTACTTTTTTAATTGTTAATAAAATTTTGCGGTAAAGATTATTTTCACCTTCGCGCACTGCCATTGCAATAGCGGTATTAACGCCATCAGAATGCATTGTTTGAAAGCTAGGCTTCTCTACCGTAATACGCGCCAAAGCCGCAAGCGCCTTTGACCCGTGTTCGCCTTTAAAAATTTGTGCGATAACAATTTCGTCATCAGTAAGCGCAACAGTTTGTGGTTTTACGTTGCCAATCTTGCCTAATTCTTCCCAGCTCATAGTTTCTTAATTAATTGTTACGCCATAGGGGCAGGCGCGCTACCACCTTCTGGGGCCATTTGTTGCGCAAGAACTTGGCTGGCTACTTGTTTAACCGCGGCCATTTGTTCCTGTGTTGGTAAAATCATGTCTTTTACGTGCAACAAACGCGCTAATTCTTTAGCGAAACCTTCTGGATTTGTCATAGTCATCAGCCCTTGTGGGCCAAAGAAACCACTAATAATCTCGGCGTACCGTGTAATCGCAGTTAATTCTTCTTGGTCTTGTGCCATTGCAAGCGGGGACACGTGCTGGATAGCAATATTTACGCCATCAATGGTAAAATCGTTAAGATTAATCATGCCAAATTCTTCTAAGATATAAAGCCCGCGAAGAAAAATTGGCGCTACAGCTTCACATTGCATACGCCCGTAAGCCGAGCCTAGAAGTTTTGCAATGCTTTGCGCGCGGTAAGCAATTTCGGTTGCTGATTTTACTGGTGCGTCAATTTCGCCAAGTGGATCTACAAACAAAATACCTTTAATAGCTTTTTTCAGATCTTCCAAAATAATTTGAGCAACGTTAAAATCAGCGGCGCTTGGCAATCTTGCGATTGTTGGGCCATTTGGATTACCTGGGTTTGCCATTACCGGAATTGTTGCCCCGGGCTCCATTATAATATTTTCCAAACTGATAATACCATCATCTACAACGGTCCACATACCGGTAATAGCAAGGGCAGCGTTTTTAAGGATAAGCTCTTTGGTTTTGTTCAAAGTTTTATTATCCGCAAGAGCCGTTAAGATTGGTCCGCGACCATAAACTTCACCTGCTGAAACAGAATAGCGCGGATTAATCCAAGGGTGGCTTTTGGTTTCGCGGTCAACTAAAATTTCTTTTGTCTTAGCGTCTTGCACAACATACCGAAAGCCGTCAATTTTTCGCTCTTTCATTGAGCTTTTGCCGTTTGCGGCTTGCGTAAGTACTTTGGTTGTAATTTCAGCTTTGTAAGAATATTCAATAATCGCAAGTTCCTCATGCGGGTTAGCATCAACTCTAGCCTGAATTTCCGGGGATAATTTTGCATCTGGCCACGTCTCCATAATTAAATGGTTTGGCACTTTCCATTCTCTAAAACGAGCACCTACAGTACCGTCTACACCACGTTCAAGATAGACTTCACTAATCGGTACGGCTACAAAATTAAACGGCGCTGCTGGAGTACCTTTTAAAAATAACAAATTGCCAGTGCCATAAAGCCAATCCTCAATCATCTCACAAATTTGCACGTCAAAATTACTGTTTTTTAAACACGTAAAAAATAACTCGCTAATTTCTTCAAGTTTTTGGGCTAACTCACCTTGTTTGTCTTTAAGCAATGGGCCAAGCACTAAAGTCGCAAACTTTTTTTGCGGTGGAAAAATGTTAGCTTGTACGGTAGAAACGGCTTTTTGCACCGCGTCTTGACCAGTTGAGTCAAAAACAATATCATTGTTGGTACGTTTGTCGCCGTCAGTTTGAATATCGTAAGTACTGCGTTGTGGTGAAAAATAGCGAAAAGCTTCTTTGTACGTATTTTTCCAATTAATATCTTTTCGTGTTTTTGCGTTAGAAAAACGCTTAAACAACGCTTCCTTCCGACCCTCACCAGGTGATTTAATTTCTGACATAACGTTTTAAAAATTAAGTTCCAAGGGCATTATTTTCGGTAAAACCAGTTTCAGAGGTGGCAATCAAAGACGCACGGCCCGCTTGTCTACGTCTCATTCCGGTAAGTTTATCAGTATTTTTAAGCGCCGTTGCCTCGCTTGCGGCCTTAAGTTCTGCGTTCTGCTTTTCAAGCGCAGCTTGTTGTGCGTTAGCAGCTCTAATTGACGCGCTGTTATCTGGTGCTTTAGGTGAACTTCCCATACTGTTTTATGATTTAATTTTAATAGGCAAAATGTGGGTAGCGCCCAGACTAAGCAAATGTTTGTAAAGTTGGTACGGGGTTTGTGCTTGCGCACGAATACCCAAAAACATTTTTACAACTGAAACGCAAGTTGGCACTATGTTCCAGATAGTTAAGATTTTATTGGAAAAGTCAAGTTGTGTTTCAAAAGACAAAACTTTTGTGTTTGGCGCAGTCGCAAGATTTTTTGCTAGTAAACTTGCGCGCATGCGTTCAAAAATTTTAGTGTCAATATTCGCTGTTGTTGGGTTTGCCCAATAAATTAAATTTTGTTTGCCACCTCTAATTGCGCGAAAGCAATAGCAATGCAAAAAATTTTTGCGCATAAACCAATGCAACCAATGTGGCTTTACGTCTTGCGCAGTAAAAACAACGTACCAAGTAGTTACATTACTCATTTAGCCGCAGGATCATTACTCTTAAATTTGTTAAGAAAATTCAAGATGGCTGTTAAAATTGGATTCCAAATGTTTAGCATTTTAAGAAAAAAGATTGCGACAAAGATAAAGGCAAAAGAAACCCACGAATCAACAACAAACATTGCAACGCGGTAGATCGCATCGATGGCAATGCGAAAGAATTGAGCGAAAATAATAACGGCAAGTAAAATAAAAGCCCACCAAGTTTTTGAAAGACCTAACCTATCCCAGTTTGTAGATGGATCTGGTGCGTTTTTTAGAGCTTCCTCGGCACTTTCCTGATTAAGAAAGAACTTAAGTAGGTTTGGAATTTTAATTGTCCCCACGGCTTTTTTAAATAGAGCTTCTAGTTTGAGGGTAAGGTTGTCTAAAAAGCTGTTTACTTGTTTTGGATCTGTCATATTTTTTTGATTTTGTTAGTTATTTTTTGCACCAGTTTAACATAAAATTAAAAGCTAGTTTTTTTTATTGGTCCCATATACTCCATTTACTTTTGTTAAAAACGGTCTTGGCTTGTGAGGTTTGTTTTGCCCGCGTAATATTCTGGTACTCGCCAGTTGAAAGTGTAACATACTGGTGAGCATCATGCACGTGCGAATACTGATTTTTTTCTGGGTCTTCCATGTAGCGATCAGTGCCCGCTACTTGAAGTCGTTTAAAACGGTACCCCCCATTAAAACCTTTACGCAAAGTAGGGCATTTCTTGGCGTCAATAATAAAACCGGGCTGACCGTTAATCATTCTGTTGAGCCTTGACACTACCCCTTCGGTACGCACTTTAATTTTATTGCTTGGCGCTGGTCTGACAATCAACCCAACACTACGAAAGATATCAAACGCAGTTTTTTGGTGCTGATCTTTAAACGACCCAGACGGATCGCCATAAAAAAGTGTCTCATGGTTAGGGTATTCAATTGCCAACTTCTGCTTAAGCAGCTTAGCAAAATCAACCAAGGCAATATCATTACCCACAAATTCTTCCAATGCACGCCATTGTCCGGTTGGCGTGCACTGTTCAATAATTGCAGCAGGTGTGTTACCAAAGTCAAGCCCTATGTGAAGCGTAAGCATTGGTATCGCTTTTAAATCCGTGACGCAATGGACTTCATCGCGATATGCGCTACCATACACCGGCTTGCCGTCCTGGATAGTACCATATTTGCCATGCACAAACACGTTAATCCATTCTTTTGTCTTACCCGCAACAATGCGCTCGTAATACCCTCGCGGCAAATTATCTTTGTTTTCTGCGTTTGGTGCAAGCCCGCTTGGCTGGCTAAAAAACTCCCACCCCTCTGGTGTTTGATCTGTTTCTGCCGCCGCGTACCACCAATGATCATCATCTGGCGGGTTTGTATCCATTATAACCCCGTACCATGTTGGCCAACACTCGTCTGGCACACTCTCTGGTTTCTCTTTTTTTGCTGGGTAACGACCAACACGTCCTGTTGCGCCATCAACAATATCTTTGTGAATAAATCGCGCCTCATTAAAAAAAACGCCCGTAACTTCAAGCGACAATAATTTCTTTACATCGTCCGGCCGATCAAGCGCAAGAAAAATAATCTCCATCTCAATATCTTCGATGCAGAACTTGTGCGTAATTGGCGGTTTGCGGTTTAATCTACCAAAAATAGACTCGGGAAACCAGTCTAGCCAGGTTTTAATAGTAGTCGTTTCCAACTCTGGCCCTGTATTACGCACAACCGCCCATCTTGTGCGACGAACACCATCAATGCTCGGATGTTGCTGTTTAGCGCGAATAAAAATTTCCAAACAACAAGCCACCGATTTGCCTGACCCTATGGGCCCTCTAATCCCCCGCACAAACGCTTTAGAATTATGAAAAGCCGCCGCCACTGGACTCGCTTTATAGTCCAATTTAAACGCTCGTGTTAGTGCTGGAGTTGCTTCTTTAGACATTAACCCAATACTGATTTCTTAACCGCCGATTTTTTTACTGGCGCGGTCGGAACAATCACTTCTTCAGGTGGTAAAACTGCAGCTAGTGGTTCTTCGCAACTTACTAAGTCGCTATGCGGGGCAATATTGGACCAAAAACCAATATGCGTGCACGCCTTAATCTTTTTACAGCACCCGCATTGAGCCAAAAAAAGGGGCGGGGTATTGCGCATATTCTTAAACTCGCCGCCGTTATGCTCCGCACAAGATTGGCATACGACTAATACGTTCTTTGTCATTGTTTTGTTTTATTGAAATGTTAATAGAATTCTCTTTTTCGGGAGTAGTAAGTGGTTCTTGGTTGACAACTTTAGGCTCTACAGCGCCAGTAGTATTAATCTGAATCAATACTTGTGGGCTACTTGCGTTTACGTCTTTAAAATTTCCAGAGGCGCGAAGCATATTCCCAGCCATTGCGGCCAATGCGGAACTAGCTTTACTATCCCCATCTTTAAAACGCTGGTGTAGATCACGTAAAATCTCAACTGACCACCCGGCAATCGTTTTAGAATCCATAAGTACAGCGTCCGCGTAACTATCATGGATGCGATTCATAACATCAGTAATCTTTGGCTGATCTAACCAAGCAGCGATCTCTTTTGGCTTAATGCCAAGCATTTTAACGCACCGCTCAATGTCCAAATCTTTCTTATACTCCTCAAGAAACGCGTAAGCACGCACGTCGTACGCGGCCACGGCGGTTGGGCCAGGTGCGTTTGGATCGTGGATAGTCTCCAATGGAGGCAATTGCTTCAGCGCGGTCTTAATGTTAGCCTCCAATTTGTCGAAGCGTTCTTGCACTTCCGGTTTGTCAGAATATTTACGCATGAATTGCGGTTAAAAGAATTTACTTTTAAGAGCTGATATTGTCGAAAGAAACATTTAAATGTCAAGACTCGTTACGCGAGGCCACCAAAAAATTTCAGAAGCCCCTACGTACCCCCAAAATTATAGATGTGAAATAGGTGACAGGGGGGTGGGCGCGCGCGTTTTCGGGACCCCCCCCTCCGCCCTAGAGGCTCTAGTCGCTGCCGCCCAATAGGCGCACACGCCCGCCACGCGTGGTTGAGGTGGTGTTTGTACTATTTGCGCGCCATATGTTCCCGTCGTGTGTGTAGTGCATGCGCTACTGTTGCAACTGTGCAGCATGCGCTACTGTTGTGCTATGTGTTCCCGTCGTGTGTGTTGTGACGGTGGCGACTTAGACAAGATAGCCAACCAATTCTCACTTCCAACATTTTAATCCGAATCAGCTCTCTGATTGATTCTATTCGCTTTTGTTTTTATGCTGCAAATATCAAGAAAATCACACATCAATTCAATCACAAATCTTTATGCGCTTCAAATACTGCATCAAGTTCCAAATCGCACGCACAACGCGCTCGAAATACTTTGCCGCAAATAACCCAAATCAAGCCTTGATGAGCTGCTTAAAACACTTCAAAAATGACGACATAAAGAAATTAGAAATTGTCGGCGATCCATTGCCCGTTGATAAAGATTTTGCAGCGAAACAAATCATCAGAGATTTGACAAAAAAGAAAAATAAAATAAAGCGCTGGCAAGCCGCGCTAAAATACCAACGTTTGACAAATTTAAACGTTTACGAGAGCAAATCTCGCAAAAATAGCTAAAACCCCACCCACCAGCCCACGCCGCTCTAGTCGCCTCCGAGGCTAATAGGTTCACCAACACTACAGCCGCAAGGAGTTAATAGGTGCTAATAGGTTCCCAATAGGTCGCCAATAGGCTCTCCCTCCTACAGTCTCTAAGAGTTAATAGGTTAACTAGTTAGAATCCACTTAGCGCAATAATAATATTTAATTATTTATTATTTATTTCTATTCTTGACAATTCAAGAATACCCCTATTTATACAGTATAAATAAATATAATAATAATATAATAATTAACTAGTTAACTAGTTAACAGTAGTGATAGAAAGCGCTCAGACCTATTAGCGAACCTATTAGCGAACCTATTAGAAATTGACTTTTAAAGGAAACACACTGAAAAAGCACAATACTTGGCTTCAAAAAAGAATTTTAAAAATATTTTAAAATAACTCTTGACAATTCAAGAAATACTCCTACGTTGCTTTTCATCTTGAGAAATCAAGATGAAATAATTAACTAACTAACTGAAAAACATGACAAACAAAACGAACGCACAAATCACTGAATTTTTCAACAGCTTAAACGCACAACTTGATCACCTACAAATAAACGATTTTATTCAATCAGACGATGAACTCGAGGCCGTCGCATATTCTTCTGACCCGTTTTTACACATCTCAGAAGTGTTAAGCGAAAACAACGCTTTCAATGTTGAAATTATTTACTACCACAACGCGATTAAGTATTTAGCGGAACACGATTGCTCACTTGAAACAAGCGTAGGGCTCGCGCTAGAAATTGGCTATGATCTAAAAAGTATAAATTCTGAGTTGCTCGCAAGCTTGCTAGCGTCGCAAGAATCACGCGAACAATTCGACGCGCTGCAAAGCGAAATCGAAGCTTTTTTCGCTGAATAATTAAAAACTAAAAAAACAAAATCATGAAAATTACAACCCTCACAACTTCTGACATTAAAAAACTGAAAGACGCTGCAAAGCTTTTCAAAAAAGATGAAACGCGTCCTTACCTTTCTAATTTTTTAATCATAAAGCGCGGCGACGTTGCCGAGGCGTTGGCCACCAATGGTCACGTCGCGATCACGATCCAACTGAATGCAACACTTGAAAACGTCGAACGCTTTCAATTGAGCTTTGCTGCTTTGAAAAGCGTGACCGACAAATCTAATTTAGAGATCTCACAAGCTGGAAAAGACGGGCTCATTTTAAGCAACGGCGCTCTAGTAATTAACGCCGCAAATATTGGCGAAGTCCCCGATATTACGCGCGCAATGAACCCTTTTCCGCGCGAAGAATCGGAGTTTTATTTTTACGTCAATCCTGAAGTTTTTAAATATTTCACAAGCGCCAATTTGGTAACTGTAAAAATTAAAGATAATTTTGCGCAAATTTTTCACACTAAAACAGATGAAAAAATGGGCGTGCTATACCTTGCGCGTTAATCAATTAACTAACTAAAAAATAAAATTATGACTAAAATTATTTGGGAAACAGTGGACGGCGTAAAACGTTGTCGCGATGAAAACGGCAACACTTGCAGCGTAAAATATTTTTTAACGCGAGAGGCTGCGTTGAATGCTTTACAAAGCTTGGTCAATTGCCGCGATTGCCGCAATTGCCGCGATTGCAGTAATTGCAGCGATTGCGTTGGTTGCCGCGATTGCGAGCATTGCGCCGGTTGCGCTGGTTGCCGCAACTGCGTTGATTGCAAATATTGCCGCAATTGCCGCGATTGCAGCGATTGCATTTATTGCAGTAATTGCAGCGATTGCGTTATTTGCAAGCATTGCTACGAGTGCCACAATTGCGACAATCGTTTTAGTTTGGGCTTCATCACAACACTTGGCAAAGCTAAAAGCGTTGAAAATGTAAAAATTGAAGAAGATAAAAAAAATAAAATTATGACTAAAATTATCAAAGAACTAAAAAAATCAAATTCGGATTTTTTAAAAGCGGCGTTTGTACTTATAACAGCTCTAATCCTCGCCACCTCTGTTGGTGCTCACAAGCGCATAAAACGGCTAGAGCACCAACTTAAAGACACGCAAGAAAACGGGACTTTTTACCGCGAGTGTCTTTTAAGTGACGAGCTATCTGACCCATGTCGCTCTTGGATCATGCTCGAGCGTTTTGGTGTCACTATCGGCGAGACATACATACAAGCAGAATAGAACCGCTTACACAGCCGCCAGCGGCCTACAACTTCTGGCGGTTGAAAGAGCGGTTTTAATCGTTCAAAATATTAATCAACTAAGCACAAAAAAATTATGGCTTCAACATACGAAACAAAAAAGGGCACGATGTACCAGCTCAACGTTTCAATCCCAGAAAAGATTAACAAGCAGCTTGAGGACCTTTGTGATGGCGTGCCGAAATCGGTTGTTTTCAACCAATGGATCAAGGAAAAACATTTAGCCGCTTTTGGCTTGCAACCAACCGCGAAAACACAAAACGAAACGCCACCGCGCAAAATTTACAACATCCTCGGCCTGAATTAGACCAGGGCATTTTTTTTTTAAAATTTAAAATTATTATTTATGAGAATTCACGTTTTAACACTCCAAGGCAAATACATTTTTGGCGCTTTAAATATTGGCCATTTAGATCGCACAGAAATGGTCCATTTGTCGGGTGAACCGGTGTACAAAATGTCGTGCGGACAACTTGTGCTGTGCAGCCAGGACATGCTTAGAAGAATCAGTGAACGGCTGAGAATTAACGGCTTATAAAAATTGCTTGCAATTAGTTTAAGAGTGCCACAATTTACTAGTGAAAACTTTTAAACAATTGCAACAACACAAACAAACATGACCGAAAACAAAGGCTTTATTTCTGCGCGCCAGTTGGCGGAAGAGATGAACATGCACCCACAATATGTCCGCGACTTGGCAAGGCTCGGAATGATCCCAGCAATGAAGGTTGGCAGCTCTTGGCGCTTCTCATTGAAAGACGTGAAAGAACAGCTCGAACGCAACGCGGCAATTGCTGTGCAGCGTTCTATGCTTTCCTCAACTTCGAGCGATAAATAAAACAAATGTCAAATCTATTTGAGACGGTTAAAAACTACCACGCCAACGGCTTGGTGATGACCCCGCTACGCGACAAAGTGCCGTACGTAAAAGGATGGCAAAACACAAAAGCGACGCTTAGTTTAGACCAGGGCATTTTTGAGAATTGCAGAAGTGTGGGGTGGGTAATCCCCAAAGATTACGTGGTGATTGACGTGGACAACCACGAAAAGGACGGCCGCAAATTAGGCTCAGAAACACTTAAAAAATTGTCGGCACACTTTGGTTTTGATCTCTTTAAAAACGCTGGTGTGATCGTTAAAACCGCAAGCGGCGGCTTTCATCTCTATTACAAAATCGACACCGACGCAAACGTAGTTAATTCACTTCCAGATTTTCCAAGCGTTGAGTTTAAACATCTTGGCCGCCAAGTGGTGATCCCGGGTTCTGTTTTAAGCGACGGCCGCGACTACAAATATCATGTTCTTTCTCAAGGTTTTGAGGCCATTGCAATGCTGCCCGACAATTTGGTTGCGGCGATCACTTCTGCAAAAATAACCGCTGTCGCCGCACCTACTAAAATCGAAACTGCTTTCGACGCGGAAGCCGACGTTGCGGCTTACGTACAATTTCTTCAAAGCCAGCCCGATCTGTTAGCGGGTGAGCGCAATAATACTTTCTACTACCTAGCTTGCGAAGCTAAAGATAGCGGCCTCTCTCGCAAAACCGCGCTTAGCTTGCTAACTGACTACAATCGCGAAAAAGTTCGGCCACTTTTAGACCAGAGCGAAATTTCACACTGTGTGAATTCCGCGTTTACATATTCAAAAAATAAAACGGCGGTGAGATCAGTAGCCGCCGATTTTGCGGCTGATCAGTTGTCAGATAAAGCACCAGAAAAATTGACCGAAGAAGAAGCCAAAAAACAATTTAGCGAATGCGTTGACTGGCGCGATAGTCTGATCAAGAGCAAAGGCGGCGTCGTTTCACGCACAAACTTTGGCACAAAAAACACTGAAATTCATTTGGATAATTTACCAAACTTTCGCGACAAATTAGCGGTGAACCTTTTTAGCATGGACACAATCTGGCGCAGGCCAGCACCGTGGCACAAGCCAACAATTCTCACTGGAGAAATTGACAGAGTTTTAGACGACGACGATTTAATCAGAATGCGCGAAGCATTGAACCAAGTCGGATTTGACCCAACCACGGGGCACGTTTTAGAAGCCAGCCGTGCGGTGTCACTTCGAAATGAGTATCACCCTGTCAAAGAATATTTTGAAAAGCTGCCAGTGTGGGACGGAGTCTCAAGACTTGCCGGATTTTTCCCTGAGCTATGCGGTGCAGATAATTGCGCCTATTCACAACAACTTGGCATTAAAATTTTTACGGCAATTGTCGCCCGCATTTACAACCCAGGCTGCAAATTTGACTACTTACCAATCTTCATCGGCGAGCAAGGCATTGGTAAATCGACGTTACTTGAAGCGATAGCAATCAAGCCCCAATGGTACACCGACAACCTCGGCGCGATTGACAACAAAGACGTGATTTTACGCATGAGATCAAAGCTAATTGTTGAAAACGCAGAGCTCACCATGTTCGACAAAAACGACCCAAACACAGTGAAAGCCTTTTTGTCACGTCGCGTTGATCGGGACAGATTACCGTACGACCGCTTGCCCCGTGACTTGCCGCGTCAGTGCATCATCATTGCGACAACTAATAAGGACAGATTTTTGCAAGATGAAACTGGCAACCGTCGCATGTGGCCAATCCAGTTGATTAAAATTAATTTACCGGGGGTCAAAAAACTTTTACCGCTAATGTACGCTGAGGCAATCGCACGTTTTAAAGCCGGTGAAGCCTTGTATTTAGACACTAAAGCCGCAAATGATATTGCAGTTGCTAAACAGGAAGAGAGGTATAACTCTGACGATTGGGAGCCAAAAATTGAAGAATGGGTTGACTCACATAAGCACAAAAAACTAACAATTGGAATGGTTTGGGAAGGCTGCTTTATGGGTAACATAACTTACTGCGGATTTCGCGAACAAAAACGCATCGGCTCGGTATTACGTCGTCTGGGTTGGGTGCGTGCATCAGTACAAATCGACGGAAAAACTCACTCAGGATTTAAGAAATGAGAAATAAAACAGGACCGACTAGCAAAGTAATACAAATTTCAACAGTAAAGACTGAAAAAGTTCTCGGATCGCATAGCAAAGCTAATTATTGTGTGACTACTGCTTTGTGTGAAGACGGTAGTATTTGGCAAAGGTGGAAAACAGATTATAACATTGAAGACTGGATTTGTATTTTGGAGGCAAAATGAGAAAATTTAAAACGATAACTTTAATTCTATTTCTTGCCTCATGTACACAGCCACCTGAGGGTTATGAATGCGATCGGAATGGATTTGGTCAATGTATACCCGGAGGATTATTTTACAAAGAAACTTGTGACGTAAATAAACAAGCAAAATTCATTATTGAATGTGCCAGGGCCGCAAATCCAATGTCTGATGAAGAAGGGGAAGATCTTGTTGCTCAATGCGATAGAACTTCCTGGAGGCTTTTTTGCACACAGATTTACCAATCAAAAACAACTAAGGAGGCAAAATGAAAATAATCCCTTACGCTAAACAACTTTATTTCATCACGCACAAAAAAATAGGGAATACAACTTGGAGTGTGCACCAAGAAGTTGATCAATCGGAGAAAGACATACATACTATTGCCCAGTATCGTGAAGCCAGAGCTAAATTCAAATTAATAGCTGAAGAGAGCTTTGACAAAATACGCGCTGAAACGGCTAAAGGAAAATCCGCAGAACAAATAAAGAGGATAGCAGACAAATGACTAAAGACCAACTTAAAAAAAGATTAAAAATAATTTCTGAAGAAAAAAAACAGCGATTGATTGCGCGATTGAATTTTGAGTGCGAGGACGACGTGGCTGTAATACGCAACCGTGCGGCCAGAATACTTAAAATACTTTCAACTTAGCTATTGACATGCTATTTTCTACAAGTAAATTCTTTTACACGCCTGCTGAAAAGCGACTCCGAATAAGACGTCTAGTCTGAGACGGAGCTTGTAAGGCGTGCGAGAATAGACGGGAGGGACAACTCGGATAAAAAATTGCTCCTGACTTTTAGCAAAGTACTAGACGCGACGCCCCAACGACGTAAGAACGGGGGCAAGTCGGCACGGCTTTTGATAAGTGCAAAAGCATATGTGAGACATGAACGTGAGGTAGCTCACCAAAGCCAACCATAATTTGCCTGATGAAGCCTGAAATGGCAGAAACAGAAATGTCGCGAAGCCCTTATTGGTTGGTTGTGATTAAGGGATAGGCGTTCTGACAGCTCGGAAAGACGGCGCACAAAATAGCATTAACAACACGAAACAACATGGAATTATCTTTTGAAAACGGCCACTATTACATTACCTGCGAATTTAAGGAGCGCGAAGCCGTTAAGAAAATGGGCTTTAGTTGGTGCGCAGAAACCAAGCGTTGGTTCACAAATAATTGGGCCGTTGCATTAAAAGCCCCAGCAAAAAAAGAGGGTTTTTTAAAGCACGCCGAGCACAGCATCGAACGCTCTTTCGCTACCACTCCGCAAAGCATTACTAAAAATCCTAAGCTAATGGCGTTTCAAAACGCTGGCGTTGAAGAGATCTTAGCTCGAGGCAACGTTCTACTTGCTGACGAACCTGGCCTTGGCAAAACTGCGCAAGTGATTTCGTACCTTAATATTGTACAGCTACCACCAGAGCATAAAATACTTATCATATGCCCGGCGTCTTTAAAATTAAACTGGGTTCGCGAATTCTTAAAGTTTGGGTCCCGCGGAAGTTACTACATAAAAGTTTTGGCCCACGGTAAAGACAAAATTCAAGGCCGCTCGATTGTCACCGGCACACCGCACAACGTGGTGATCGTCAACTATGACCTTCTCAAATCCAAATTTATTTTTGACCAGCTCCACGACTTCAAAGCAACCATTGTGGTTTGCGATGAGGCCCACTATCTCAAAAACGCTAAGGCGTTACGCTCAAAAAATACCGCCGCATTGGTCAAACGCGCTACGGAAAAAGCAATCATGGTAACGGGCACTCCTCTTGTGAACCGCCCAATTGAGTTGTACAATATTCTCAAGATGATAGACCCCGACACCATGCACCCATTTGAAGACTATCGCCGTTACGCGTACAGATTTTGTGCAGCGCACAACGGACGGTGGGGGTTCAATGTTAGCGGTTCAAGTAACGAAGAAGAGTTGAACATGCGCTTGCGCGCCCATTGCATGATTCGACGCACGGCTGACGAGGTACTACCTCAATTACCAGAGGCATTCTTACAGATCCTGCCATTCGAGCAAGACAAACACACCAAAAAAATTGTTGAGCAAGAGTTTAGATTTACTTTTGACGACCTCAAAAAACACCCTGAGAAAGGCGAGATTGGCGATTTAGCGAAACTCCGTCATGAGTTAGCTTTGGCAAAATTGCCGGCATCAATCCAAGCAATTTCAGATTTGCTTGACAGCGTGAAAAAGGTAATTGTGTTTGCTCATCACCGCGACGTGATGGACGGGCTTATGTTGGGCCTTGCCGAATTTAAACCGGTAAACTTATCCGGCGGCATGTCGCCTGAGAAAAAACAAAAAGCGGTAGACGCGTTTCAAAATGACCCAGAAGTGAGGGTATTCGTTGGTCAAATTCAAGCGGCCGGGGTTGGCATCACTTTAACCGCCGCTTCTAACGTAGAATTTGTGGAAACGAGTTGGGTCCCAGGTGAGATTGACCAAGCGGTGAAGCGTGCGAAACGTATTGGTCAGCACTCACACGTAACCGCCCGCTTTCACATTGTAGAAAAGAGTTTGGATGAAACCATGCTAAAAACTGCGTTCGACAAGCTCAAAAATATTAACAAAATTTTAAATTAAATATGGAAAAACATTCAATTACGCAACGGTTAAAAAATATGCTTTGCGATCCGGACGGTAACGTCAGCCTTAATTGTTCGGAAGAAGACGGAAAGATTATCCAAGGTCTGCTTGAAGAAGTCCAAAAGATGGACGATACACTGCAACACCGAGTAAAAGACTTGAGGCACTGTATTACAATATCGCACAGCCAAGAATATGGTAGCTATCTTGTCGAAATACCCGGACATGCAATTTGGTTTGACGGAAACTTAGACCAGTGTGTTGCACTCGTAAAACAACGATACAATTTTTCTTTGCCCCCATTATAACACAAAAATAATATGAACATAGAATTTAAAGACGTGCCGGCTTTGCTAAACTGTTTCAAGAAATTTTTCCCTGCGCGATTTCATATCTCGTTTAAGTGGACTCCTCTTGACGTAGTCTATGATAATGATGGCCACTCTAAACGAGTGACAGTGATCAATGTGAAGATTAACGACACCGAAAAAGGTGGTGAAGGCGAAGAGAATTGGTTGCTAGACTATGCGCAAGTGTTGTTGACGCAGCCAAAAGAGATGGATGAGTGTGCCAAGCGTTGGCTCAATGCGTTTGCGTCTGCAAAACGTAAAGCTACGCTTGATATTCTTGGCCATAAAAACGTGACAATTCCTGAATCTTCAGGAACTATCCATTAATAATTAAAAAATAACTAACATGAACTTAAAAGAGATCGGGGAATTAATTACAGAAACTCAACAGGCCGGGGCTAAACTTGAAGCTGCTCGTCGCGAAGCCATAGTTGACGGGGTTCGTCTTGAGCTACTTGCTCAATTGGTAATCAACACCAATGAAATGGTGATGTTACTCCGCTCTCAACAGCCTGGTGCTCAACTAGAATTGCCGTTGTCGCCACCAGTGCCAGCGCCGGTACATGTGGAAGAACCAGTTTTGGATGAAACCATGCTAAAAGCTGCGTTCGACAAGCTCGAAAAAGGACCAGCGGCCGCCCCAGTTATATCAACGTGGGAAGAGCCAAAGGTTGCGCCAGTTGTTGCAAAGAAAAAAGCACCAGTGGCTAAAGCCGCGCCAGTTGCTGAAGTTGCACCAGTTGCTGAAGTAAAGGCGCTAACAAAAGACGAAGTAATGTCTGCGTTAATTGACTTCATAAGTAATCACGAAGACGGTGAAGAAGCCGGCGAAGAAGCTTTAGGCTTAATGCTTAAAGAACTAGGCAACTTTACCCAATTCCCTGAAGTACCGGCGGATAAATACGCCGAACTTTTGGCAAAAATTAACCAGGCATAAGCCATGACCCAGCACTCAAAGTTAGGGGCCTCATCGGCGTCACGCTGGTTAAACTGTCCGGGTAGCGTAAAGCTATCCGAGACAGTACCACCGCAACCATCAAGCGAATACGCTTTGGAAGGTACTGCGGCACACAAGCTGGCTGAAATCTGTTTGATTAATGGCCGCCACCCGGAAAGTTACGCTGACGGCGAAGTTACTTTAGACAACGGCCAGACCTACGAAGTCTCTGAAGAGATGGCTGAAGCGGTGCGGGTGTACGTGGACTATGTCCGCAAGCAGCGCGGCGAATTAAATATCGAAACCAAATTTGACCTCAGCTTTATTGAGCCAGAAATGTTTGGCACGAATGACGCCTGCGTTTACAACAGGCAGCTCGGCATTCTTGAAGTGATTGACTACAAACACGGAGCTGGAATTGCGGTTAGCCCGGTAGAAAATACGCAGCTCGCTTACTACGGTTTAGGCGCGGCAAATGTTTATGAGTTACACCCAAACAGCGCAATCAAGTTGACTGTCGTACAACCGCGCGCTGCGGGTGAAGCAATCAAATCTTGGACAACAACTGTTGGTTACCTCGACAACTTTGCCAAGAAATTAAAAGCAGGCGCCAAAGCCACCCGTGTAAAAAATCCAAAACTTGTTGACGGTTCGTGGTGTAGGTTTTGTGCAGCGCAAGCAATCTGTCCGCAACTTCAGAAGAAAAGTTTGGAAGTTGCGCAAGCAGAATTTGCGGACGACGGCGCAATTATTTTACCTGAACCAGAAACAATGTCTGAAGTTGACATTGCAAAAGTCTTAGGCTTTTCAAACACCCTCAGCTCGTGGCTCAAAGCAGTTAATATTTTTGCCCAAGGTATGCTTGAGCGCGGCGAGAAAGTTGAAGGCTACAAATTGGTTAAGAAAAGATCGAATCGTAGATGGAACGCTTGCGAAGAAGAGGTAGTTGACGCACTTGTTAGTGCAACCGGCTTTACTCAAAGCCAGCTTTTTCAACCTGCAAAATTTAAATCTCCGGCGCAAATTGAAGCGCTGAAGATCGACAAGAATTTGGTAGCCTCACTCTGTGAGACGCCAGATAACGGTAACACAATGGCCCCCGCAGAAGACCGCAGGCCAGAAGTTTTGCCGTCAATTCAATCTGATTTTTCGGTAATCGAATTTTCGGAATAACTTTAATAACACGTAAAAACATGACTAACATTAAAACTCCTGTGGGCCGCGTATGCTACCCAACCTTATTGAAACCAAAACTTAATGATATGAACCCGGCTACTCCAAAAATGGAATACTCGGTTGACTTATTGTTTAAGAAAGACTCCGACATTTCGGTAATCAAAAACGCAGTTGATAAAGCTGTCTCTGAAAAATGGGGAGCTAAAAAACCAGTGGACTTGAATACCCCGATCAAAGACGGCGACGCCAAGAGGGATAAGAATGGCGACCCAGTTGCAGCTTACGCAGGCTGCTTCTACATCACGCTTAAGAATACTCGCAAGCCGAATGTAGTTGACGCTAACGTCCAACCAATCCTAAGCGAAGACGAAATTTATGGTGGCTGTTATGGTCGCGCAAGTTTCACGGCTTACGCTTACCCAAAACTGCCAGACCCTAGAAAGAAAAGAGGGGTGAGCCTTTCCCTTGTTAACTTCCAAAAAGTAAAAGACGGTGAGCCATTTGGTTCTGTAGCCCAAGTGGGAGCTGAAACTGACTTCGATGTTGTTGACGGAGAGATGGACAACGAAGCTAACTACGCAGCACCAGCGGCTAAGAAAAAATCAATCTTAGGTTAACATGATCCACTTAGATTTTGAAACACGATCTGAGGTAGATTTAAAGAAGACCGGCGCTTGGGTGTACTCACAACACCCAAGCACCGAGATTCTTTGTCTCGCGGTAAAGTTCGGAGACAGCCCCGTCAACCTTGTGACCGGCAAGCAGTTGCTTGAGGCTAGAGTTTTAAGGCAGAACCACAATGCCCCGCTTTACCGAATGATTGTTGAAGGCGAAGAAATTTTCGAGGCACACAATGCGTTCTTTGAAAAAGCAATCTGGCGCAACATCATGGTCAAACGTTTTGGTTGGCCGGATATTCCAGACGACCGCTGGCGTTGCTCGGCTTCCGTCGCGGCATACCACGCATTGCCACGCGGATTGCAGGCGGTAGGCGCAGCACTTGGTCTTGACACCGTGAAAGACATGGAAGGCAAACGCACTATGTTGCAGTTGTCAAAGCCAAAACCAAAGACTGGTGGGTTTATGAAAGAAGCTGACCACGCAGATAAATTCCAAACGCTTTACGAATACTGCAAAGCTGACGTTGACGCAGAGCACGCTTTGTCAGAACGCCTCGGTCAATTACCCCCACGCGAATTAGAGATCTGGCAGCTTGACCAAAAGATAAATACTCGCGGAGTGTATGTTGATCGCGAAGCTGTAGAGTCAGCTCTAAAAATCCTTGGCCAGTATGTGGGCAAACTTGAAGCCGAAGCCGCAGAGATCGGCGAAGGTTTTTTTGAGACAGTAAACCAAAGAGCCAAAGTCATGGCGTGGTGTCAATCGCAAGGCGAGACTGTCACGGCTTACGATAAAGCATACCTTGCTGACAACATGGATAGTATTAAGAGCCCAAAAGTAAAACGCATTCTGGAAATTCGCCAAGCACTTGGCAAGACCAGCACCGCGAAATATGAGGCAATGAAAAATTCGTCTGCCGCTGACGGCCGCATTCGCGACGTGCTCATGTATCACGGTGCTTTGACCGGCAGATGGTCGGGCAAGTTGGTACAGTTCCAAAACTTACCTCGCGGAAATATTAAAGACATGGCAACCGCAATTAAACTAATCAAGCAAGGCAGTGCCAAGCGAATCGAAATGCTACACGGCAACGTGATGAACTTTATGTCTTCTGCGATTCGTGGCATGGTGTGCGCGCCAGAAGGTAAGCTACTTGTAGTTAGTGACTTTGCCGCAATTGAAGCTCGCGTCCTTGGTTGGCTTGCTGGTAGTGAAAAAATGCTACACCAATTCCGCAATGGCGAAGATCTTTACAAAGACATGGCGTCTAAGATCTATCGTGTGCCAGTTACCGAAGTTACCAGTGAACAAAGGCAACTAGGTAAAGCCGCAATTCTGGGCGCAGGTTACGGTATGGGGCCGGATAAATTTTTTGCGACGTGTTTGTCTTGGGGCATTCAAGTTCACGAAGGCTTGGCTAAAACTGCAATCCACACTTACCGCACAGCCTATGCGCACGTGCCGCAATGCTGGCGGGATCAAGAAGAAGCGGCGCATGCGGCGGTCCGTACGCGTCAGAAAATAATTTGTGGCAGGGTCACGTGGTTCATGGAGAAT